GTTGGTGACGTCGTCTCCCAATGTCCGCTGATCGGCACCAACGACCCAGTTCGTCGGCGTCTGGTAGCCAGAGTGCAGAAGGTTGCCGCCAGGGTACGCGAGCCATAGGTGATCGTGCGACACCTCGATGCGGTTTGGCGTGTCGGTGCCGTAGCCGACCGGGTCGTAGTTGAAGTGAGCTTGGTCCAGACCCTGACCGGTGAGGATCGGCGTGAAGCGGATGTTGGTCGGATTGCCGTAGCCGCTGGGATTGGAAAGCTCAAACGCGGTCCCTACCGTGGTGATGCCATACATCCGCACGTTGCCGCCGATGCCGGTGAAGTTCCAGCGCTTCATTCGGTAGGTGCCGTTCGCCGGAAGCTTGTTGTCGACCTGCACAAGTCCTGGCCCGCCACCGGCTGGCGTCACCATGCAAGTGATACTGTTTACCATCATCCCCTGCCCGCCGGGGAATGGCCCGCCGATAACGGCGTCGGTGCAGAAGTACCCGAACGCGTCGCCACCGCCAACGGTTGCACCCATGATGACGACCGAATATACGACGCACGAAATCAGTCCGGTATTCGTATCGACAACCGTCGCCCCCGGCTTCAAATCGGTGCTGTTCAGCGCCAAGAAATAAACGCGAACCCCAAGAGGCAACTGCTCCCAACTCTGCGGTATGGTGCCACCCTCTGTGACGAACAGGCACGCCCCGGTGTCGTCAACCTTGTCGCGGATCGCGTAGATGCTGCCGTTCCAATCAAACACCGCGCGCGACGGCCCTGCGAACGTGCTGTCGCCAACCGGCAGTATGTAACTGCGGGCGACCTTGCGCGCCAGCGAGATGTAGTAGCGCGACTTGCCCAAATCCTTCAGGTACGTCGCTGGCCCGCTCGTCACTGCGAAACTCGCCACCGGGCCTGGGAACAAAGCGCCCTTGTATAAAGATGTACCTGTCGGGTAGTTCACGACGTCAGGAAACTGATCGGTGAAGGCGAGGTTGTCGTAACTCGTCGAGACCAGCGACTTCACCACGTTCGTCAGCACGATGTAGTCCTGCGTGCCGATCGTCTCCCAGCCAAGGAAATACGGGCCTACAGCAGTCGCTCCATTGGTTTTTTGGTTGATCTGCTGGCCGATAACCGTCGGGTTGTTCGCGGTGTTCGTGCGCGTGATCGGATACAGCACGTAGAGGAATGCACTCGGTTGGCGGTGCCCGTCGAGCGGCTCGCAGCCGATCTTGCTGCGGTAGCCGCCCGCGTAGTTCGGTTCGTAGTTCTTGCAGAAGAGCAGTTTCGCCGGATCGCCAATCGCCGCGACCTCTTCAATCGACAGCCCGCCGCCGAGCGCGAATTTCTCAGAGGAGTTGTTGTCCTGCTGCGGGAATCCGATATCGGCGCGGAACTGGGTGAGAGACTTGCTCATTCGGTCTCGACCGTCATCGGCACGTCGTTCTCCGACACGCGATCATGTTCCATGCCGGGAAGCTGATCGGCGCGCATTTCCTCGAGCAAATCCTGATACTCCGCGAGCGCGGCCTGCATCACTTCGGTCGCGCCCTCGACTTCGGCCCAGATGATCTTCGCGCGCACGATGATGATGCGCGCCGACTCGTAGCGAAGCGGTGCCGTGGGGGTGCCGATGCCAAGGCGCAACTGGTTCCACGTCAGCCCGCTCGATGGTTGCTGCAGAACGATCGGCGGCACGACGTTCATGAACGTGTCGTTCCACGCGATCCCGCGCACGATGGGCGACATATCGCCCGCAGCGATCATGCGAAGTGGCCGCGCCCAGCATTCGTACCGGAACAGCGTCTGGTCCTTCATCACCGTCGAGACGATGATGTTGCCCGCGGGCGTCTGCGAGAAGAACGGCGGCGAGTTGCTGATCGACTTCGGCGGGCCTTGCCACTGCGACTCAAACAGCCGCCACGGTTGATACTTCGGGCGGTTGATCAGGCCAGGCTTGTCGTAGTTGAAAACCAGCGACTCGCGATCCATCTTGCGAAACTGGAACAGGTTCTGCTGGCCGGTCTGACCGGGAGGGACCACGCCGCTCAGGCCGCGGTACATCGGCGTCGGCAGGATGTCGAACCCCGGTGCGAGTTGCGCGTTGAAGTGACGCCAGAGAAATTTCCAGTTGTGGTGCAGGTTCTGGATCTCGTAGTCCGCGTCCGCAACCATCGCGCAGACGCGGGCCGATTCCGAACTGCTCGTCCCTCCGGGGACGATGTTCGTCAGCAACTGACCGCCGTTGATCCCCAACTCGACGATGAACTGGTTGCAGAGGTCGAGATAGGTGATCATGGCGGCGGTCCTCGATTACTTGCGCTTTGCTGCCTTCTTCCGCTTGACGGTTTTCTTGACGACCTTCTTGCCCTCGGGCGTGTCTTCCTCGACCTCTTCCTCGACTTCCTCTTCTTCTTCGTCCGGTAGTCCCTGGTCTGGGACGTTTGCCTCAACAGGAGGAAGCGAGTTGTCAGCCTCGGGCAGTATCGGCGACAGCACGAACGGATGCGGCAGTGCTTCCTGCGGCAGCGTCACCTTCATGTCCAGCACCTGATCATCCGGCGCGAGCGCCTGTCCAGACTGGATGAGCAACTCGTCTTCGCGCCAGACTTCTTCCGGCACCTCGACGCCTTGCGGGGTGTAGTACTTGCCGTCCCAGTGCCATTTGAAGCGGTGAGCTCCGGGTGAGTGTTTTGCAGTTTCCATGACCTACCTCCGAGAGAGTGACAGACGATCCTCGTCGTCGCCCTGGTCGGCCATGCACTGACGGAATGCAACGCCGTCGGCTATGGTCGGCTTGCGGAGCTCGCGAGGGAGTTTGAAGCCGACGCATGCGACGTCGCCTGCGGGCATGGGTGTTGCGTTGTCGCCAGCGAGCTTCTCGTTCGTATCGAGCGTGTAGTCGCGGCCTGGATAGTTCTGCTCTTCCTGAACCTCACCGATCGCGTAACCGAGCGTCAACGTGGTCTTGCTCATGTCGATTCTCCAAAGTAAAAACCGGGTCGCACCTGACGGAAACGACCCGGCCCACCACCCCGACGTGGCGTTGCTCGATCAGCCGAAGCGCGTGCCGCGAGGCGCGGACGTCTTCGGGTGCTGCATGTGAATCTGCCCACCACCCTCGTTGTCCGCGCCGATGTCTTCCGGCGTGACGTCGTGGATGCCCTTGCGCATGCCCAGACCGTCGGTCAGCGACTGACCTTCGGCGTCGGACGAGATCAAGGTCTTGACGCGCGGACCCGGCATTGCCGGATCGACGTTGGAGTGTTCCGTATCGCCAGCGTTGTTGCCGCCGGGATACGTCATCTTGGTGCCGCGCTCGCTTGCCATGTTGCTTCTCCTACGAAGTTGAGTTGGTCGGGTCTCAGATTACCAGTACCGGAAGGTAACCACGAGAAGGCCAGCGCCCACCGGGGAGCCGACACCGACAGCCGTCGCGAACCGCAGTGCTGGGACCACGTTGACGGTGTCGCCATCAGCGAGCAGATCGATGAAGCCCTTGTTGGTGGCCGACGGTGCCGCCTGCGGGTTGTACGTAGCGACGCGGATGTCGTTGTCTGCCGTCCCCCACGCGGTGTTGATCGCAATGGTGCCGGTAGCCGCGCCCGTGCCGATATTGCCGCTGACGAACTTACCCGGTGTTCCGACGGTTCCGATCAGCAACTGCGCTGGCGTCGTGACGTTGCCGAACGCCGTTGTGGCACCGATCGAATAGTTCTCGACCGCGGCGAAGCGAACACCCCTATGCGTCGGCGGACGAACGAAGCCGAGAACCGCAGCAGCGTTCGTGACGGCGAAGAGATAGGTCTCAAAAAAGTTGTTGGAGTTGTCGTAGCTCATGTCGTCGAGTCCCATTTCAGGATACGCGCATTCGGAAAGTCCGTCGCAGTCGAGTCACCCTGCGTGCGTCCGTAACCGAGCAAAGCGTACCATGCAACTCCCTTGCTGCGACCGAAGTCGGTCGGGATTTTGCCGCGGATCTCTTCCGGCACCGCGATGGCTTCGGCCACCGTGTCTTCACCGAAGAAGAAAATCCAGTCGGAGAGGCCAGCGGACCACGGGCCTGGCGTGTCAGTCTGCGGGTTGAAGTTCGCCGCCGACGTTCCGGATTCCGCACCGCCCCTCGGGATGTGCGTCTGCTCGACGAAGCGCAGGTTGTAGAAGCGCCCGATCTCGCCGTTCATGATCATCTGGAAGCCGGTCTCGGTGTACTGATAGACCGCCTCGAGACCTTCCGGCGCGATGCCCTTGAGCGTTGCGAACGTGGTCGGACGACCGATGCAGTAGTAGTCATCACCGACGAACGCCGGGATGTTCCGCTCCTTCATCGTGTCGACGATGATGCGGACGTGCGACTTGCCGAACGCGACGCCGTTGACGACACCGACGGCACCACCAGGACTCGCGTTAAACGTGACCGCGCTCGCCGTGGTCGCGCCGCACTTCATGCCGGTAGTGTTGAACTGCGTCCAGGCCGCGATGTCGAGAGCCTGTTTGCAATCGTGCTTGAGAACACGATGGATGATTTCCTGCACCGGGTGCTGCGACAGGTTGTCGAGCTTCGCGGTGTACGGAACGCTGTTGCCGAATTCGGTCAGCGTCAGAGTCTTCTGGTTGATGACGAAGTTCGTCTCGGGCATCGCTGTCGTTTCGTTCAGCGGCGCACCTTTTGTCTGCACCCGGCTGTACACGTTCCATGAGAACTTGTCGCCGCGCTGCAGTCCCTTGTCTGTCGCATCTTTCGCGTCGCAGAACTGCCGGAATTTCACGACCGGCAACACTGCCATGCGAAGGACGTTCGACAACTCGGGCGAATACATGTATCCGCCGAGCGAGTTCACGCCCCACAATTGACCAGCCATTGAGCTATCTCCCGTTGAGATCGCCCGCTGGCTTACCCGTCAGTTTTGAAGGGGTTGATGCCGAGCGGCGCGAAGCAAGTTGATGATGTCGCTGGGCTTGGTCGGGAACCGTTCCTCGGTAGCGGCGGGGGCCACGCGATCCGATGCGCTCGAGGCTTGCGGGATGCGGCGCTTGAAGTTGGTCTTCGTGTTGACCTGAGAGGTGATGTCCGCATCAGGTGCGGCCACTCCACCCACTCGCTGCAGCACTTGCGACCCAACCTCGTCTGCGATTCGCACCAGCGGCCTGCCAGCGTTCCTCGGATCCTTCACTGCGTTGTTGTACATCGTCGCCGCAGCGGCCCTGAGAACAGGATCCTGCAGCACCACGCTGTACCTCGACTCCATCAGTTCGTTGACCGCACTGATCTGATCGGACGCGGCAGTTCTGGCTTCCCGTGCCGCCAAGTCGGACTCGACCTTGGCCTGCACCAATGCTGAGATTTGCGCCGCATCGACCGGACTGCTGCGTGACCTCAACACTTCCGACAAGGCATTCGCTGCCCGGTCAGGGTCTCCGCTGTAGAGCTCAGTCACCGCGTTGGTGATCAGAGCATCTATCCCCGCAGGCTGGCTTGGCGCTGCTGGTCGGCTCTGCGTGGAGGCAGGAGCCGTTGGTGCCTGCGCCTCTGGACCTGGCTGGGTCAGTGCGCGCAGTCGTTCATCAAACTCGCGTCGCTTGTCGGCGGCGACTCGCTTCAAATTTTCATCGCGTCGTGCGAGTTCTTCGGCCTGCTGGAGTCGGTGCTCGACACCCAGTTGGATTTGCCTGGCTTCGACACCACCAGCGGCCTCGACCACACTGCGCGGTTCAACAACATCTTTCCCGAACACCTTGAAGGTTACATTTTCGTCTCCCGCAGGTTTCGGTGTTCTCTGCGGAGCCGAATCTACACCCGGCGGCGGCTCTTCCGCAACGGGATTGCGCGGCTGCTGGACGGCGCTCTCGCCTTCGGTGTCGCCGTCAGTGGTCTCGGCCCCCTCGCCCTGCTCGTATCCGCCCTGCAGCGCGCGAGCGCCGGGGACGGTCTCCAGATCGACCTCCATCTCGGCCTGGTTGAGCGCGGCCTGCTTCGCCATGATCGCCTTGCGCGCGGCGTTCGGATCGACCTGCGCGATCTCGAGTGTATCTGTGCCGCTACCGGTGGCACCACCCGCTTCTTCTTTCGCCATTTCAGTTCTCCGGTTCGTCGTTCATTGCTGCACCGATCGGCGGCATCTCGACCATTCTCGGCTCTTCGACCGGCGGGGTCGCCCTGACAAAAATGCTGATGCCCTGCCCGCCGCGCACGCAATCGTCGCGCACGGTCTGCAACAGCGTCGCCAAGTCGGTGGCCGCATCACCGCCGACAGCCCCCGCCCACGACCCGTCCTGATCGACCATGATCAGCGCGACGCACTTGAACTCCTGACCGGCCTTCTCACGCGCCTTCGCCAGTTCCGCGACGTGCGTGAGCATCTCAGAAATCGGCAGCATTTCGGGTGCCGTTGCTGTCCCGTTGATCATGACCCTACCTCCATCTCAAGTCGCTTCAAATCGGTGACCGCGTCGCGGCCTTCGCTCACGATCTGGTCGATGAGGAAGATCGCCATCTGCGCGGCGAGCGCACGACGGTGCGCGGCGACGGCTTTTTCGCTCGTCGGCTCGACCGCCAGCCATTCGTTTTGCGCGTCGGTGACCTCGCGCAGTAATCGATCCGCCAGCATTTTGCCGGTCGGTGTTTCAAAAAATCGCTCGCAGTGCAGTCCAGTCTTGAACTTTTTCCACAACTCAGCATGGCCTTCGTGGTCGAGCCGCTCGAGCAGGCCCGCTTCCAGTTCCTGCAGCGTTTGTTCGCGCTGTTCGGCTTCGATCTGCTCTTCGTCAATGTCCACGGCGCTTCCGCTTCTTCGGGGTGCGGTGCTTCACGACCGGACGATACCTCTTTTGCCACTCGATGAGGTAGAGGAGATTGCCGCGGTGCATCGTGCCGACCGGGAAGACCCGGTTGAGGTTCAGACCGAATTCGCTGTCGACGAAGGACTGGGCGAGTGCCCGCGAAACCAGCATCAGGCGAACCGGGTGGGCTTGGACTTGCGCTCAGGCAGGCTGCTCACGTAGCCCTTGCCCTTGGCCTTGTCGGCCTTGATGAACTTCTTCGCGACGGCGACCGACGGCGCGTTCTTGCTCCGGGGCTTCATGCCGTGCGCGATGCCCTGCATCAGGCGGACTTGAGCTTTGCTTTCGTCGGGCATGGCTGTATCACCACTAGGTTCGGATGCGTCTCGAGCATGGTCGCCAACTCGTTGAACTCGATCCGCTTGATCAGCCCGTTCTCGTAGTACTCGATCGCCTTGACGCGAGGACAGGTGTGGTTGTGGACAAACCCGCAGTGTTGGCAACCCATGTCAGTCACCGGAACTTCGGCGGCGGGATGACGTGCTTGCTCTTCTTGGTCTTGCCCTTCGCCATGATATTCGACCGGTGGTGCTGCTTGTTGCCCTTCGGCGGCTGCAGCGTCGGGTGCGCGGGCATCGGCGGGCCAGCCATCGGCTGAGTGCCTGGCGTCGTTGGACTTGCGCCCGCGGGCGGCGCGGCCTGCGCCATCTTGCGCGCTGGCGGAATGAACGGGGGGATCATCGGCATTTCAGTTCTCCTATCCGGCTGCTTCAGGGACCATGCCGTACTCGCCGCGGCTGATGACGCCAGCGGCGTCGTTCCCCGGCAGGTTCGGCGCTTGGCCGTTGGTGAGTGCGCTGGAGCTCGCGGGCGTGCGCAGCCCCTCGACGAACGGAACGTCGGCCCCGGCGTTGGCTGGGATGTCGGGCAGCACCGGGTTCATCATCGACGACAGTTTCAACTGGAACTCGCGATCGGCCTGCACGATGGCGTTCGACAGCGCCTCGCGCTCGAGCAGCAACTCGCCCTGCTTGATGACGTTGGTCTCTTTGTCGATCTGCAGGTTGAGTTGCTTGATCTGAAACTGCAACTGCGCGACGTAGTGTTTCGCCGCCTGGTTGCCCTGCGCGATGCTCTGCTGCGTCTTGGACTTGATGTCCGCAATGGCCTGAGCGGACTGTGCGCGGATGCCAGCGATCTTCTCGTTGCTCGCGAGCTTGGCCGCGTCCTGCTGAATCTGCTGCTGCAACTGGGCCACCTGGTCCTGCAGTTGCTTGATCTGCGGGTTGCTGCCGTCGTCCTTGACGCTGGGGAAGAACTTCGATCCGTCCTGATAGCCCAGAATGCCCATCACCTCACGCACGACCGCGTTGGGGTCCGCGCCCTGCGCTGCCTGCGGCGATATCTGCCCGATGGTCTGGAAGCCGATGGCGAAGCGCTGGATGCGCTGCAGCGGGTCCGTGTTGCCGAAGCCGACGGCGACGTTCATGTTGACCGGCTCCTCCATCGAACGGAACGCCTGCTGCCACGGCAGGTTCGGCACCGCGCGCGTGCCAGCGATCTTCAGGATCTTCTGGTCGGTCTCAAACTGACGCTCGAGGTCTACGAGTTGCGAGAGGACCGGTTGCGCCCAGGTCTCCGTGAAGGTGCGTAGGCCAAGTTCGGTGATGATGTCAGCGCCCTGGCCGAGAAGTTCGGTGTTCCGAACCCGTTGATCACGACTACCGCCAGTGAGCGCGCCAACTGTGGCTTGGTTGAGAACTCCGGTGAGATCACCAAAGTCGAGGTCGAGCAGGTCTTGCTCTTTGTACGCGGACTGCGTGACATCCTTGGTCTCCAGTTGCTTGACGTCGAGCGCCGGATCGGTCGTCATCGTGATCGCGCCGGGGACGTTGCGCATCAGCGAACGCATGTCGACCATTTGGCCGCGCTTGACGAGGTAGCGGTTGTTCAGCGCGAGGCGGATGTTGTCGTTGCGCTGGTTCTGGATATCGTTCATGTACTGCTGCGTGTCGTGAGCGATCTCGACCGGACCCGACGGATACGGACGATGCGTCTCGACCGTGCAGTTGCCCATCACGTAGGGCCGGTAGTCCAGGCCGAACACGTCCTCGATCGGCACCGGGTCGCTCAACTGCAGGTTCGTGCCGAGCGTCTCGAAAACGTAGTCGAGGCCGTCGCGGCGCATGATGTTGCGGTGGACCCAGACGATGCGGTTGTGCTGGCCCTGCTGCACCTGAGAGTAACGGTCCAGGCGCACGTTCTCGCGGGCCTGGCGCACGACCTGCGCGGTGTTGTTGATGTCGGTCGCGCCGCCCATCAGCTGCTCGACGGTGAACTCGCGCAGGTAGGGAACCTGGCTGCCGTAACTGCGCGCATTCTTGATGTGATCCGCGAGCTCCTCGACGAACCACGGGATCTGTTCGATCAAATACGGGCTGGAATTGATCGGATCGACCCAGTCGCACGATGGGTGCAGGCGCACGTTTTCGATGGGAATTATCCGAATCCACGGCGTGTCGCGGCGAATCTTTGCGGTTTGGCGCGTCTTGCCGGTAGCGTCTCCATTCGCGTCGAATTCGTCCTCGACGATGGTCGACTCCTGGTAGCGCCACTCCTGACAGGAGATCACCGAGCCTTGCGTGAGCGAGTCGTACCACGCGCCCA